AGAGAAGTTGACGAGCTTCTGCCGTGCAATCATCCGATTAACTGCCCCTTGCGGGTTCAGAAAGGCAACCGCTTTATCGATTAAGTTTAACTGGGCTTTTTTCACGAGAAGTTAGCGTAGGTCGTGCGAATACGAGTGCCGTTGACAGACTGGATGGCAAGGGTTAGCTCTGCGATAGTGTCACGAACTTCCCCAAGATTCGCCCTAGAAAAAGAGCGTCCCGCTATCGAATAGCTAGACCCAGCCACCGCAATCGCCTCAAGACAAGTCACATACTTATCACGCAGAGAAGTTAGGGTAGCAAGGGGTAGCCCAATGAAATCACCCTTCGCCATTCTCAACCTCCTCTGTCAAACTTGCGGGTGAAACTTTGAGCCGTCCGTGGAGTGCCGCACCCACAATGTTCATACATTCACAGTCCATTAAGTGATTGTGCTTACCAATTTGCTTCCACACAAGTCTTTCCCTGCCAGTCATAGGATTTTTCACCCTTACCTTCACCTCTGCTTCGATATGCACCTTCCAAACATCGGGCGTATCTAGGGCGATGAATCCCTCCTCTTTTAATAGTTGAGAGAGGATGTCTTTGATTGATGGGTTCGACCATCGCCAAATCGGGCAGAGCTTCCACTTCCACCCTGCCTTTGATTGAACTGCCTTACCAGAGAAGGGGTCGCCATTTGCGATTCGAGCGTATGGCCTTTGAACCTTCTGCTCGTTCACGATCTCAGAGAAGCTGGTCTTGTCTGAGCCGACCAACGCAACCCAGCCGTTCTTGCAACAATTCAAATATACATCTCGGGTTTGATCGCCCGAATCAATTAAGACGCACTTATCCTCAACACCAAACTCATCTTGCTTTGCCTTTATGTCGCCCCAAGTTTCTAGCCTACCCGCCCACACAAGCCTTGGTTTGCCCTCTAAATCCCAAGCCCTCACAACGCACCAAGCGTGGAAGCCCCCCGCCTCTTGGATGTCGCAACTCATAATCAGCTTATCTCCCATCCGAACCTCTCCCATCTTGTAAGCACCGGGAACGATCTGCATTTTTTCTGATTCGTGTTCCATCCATGGCTCGGCTAGGACTCGATTCACAAAATCTTGCAGGCCGATAATCCCGCTGTGCTTATCTTGTAGGAACTTGACTGCCAAGCTCCCGAAGCTAACCCACGGAGCGTATAGGCCGTTGAGGTGATACGAGCGTCTGGCTGGTTCGCCCTTGGGGTTGGTTGCCCTCCATTCCCCCTCTCGGAGCATCTTGGTTTTCTGGCCGTCTTGAATCTTGCCCTTGCAACCCTCGCACTCGTAGTAAGTCGACGATTTCACTAGGGCGTAATCATAAACGCCATCTTCTATCTTGGCCGCTTCATCCCACTTCACTTGCCCCCAGATTAGTTTTTGTTTTAATCCGCAATGGGGGCAAGGTACAAAATAGAAACGCATATCGCCCTTCTGCCATTCAGCCCAGATTATTGAGTCGGCAGTTGTTGGGGTACTGGTTGCTATGATTAAATGATTGGGGTAGGTGCTGACTCGTGCCTCTGCTAACTGCACCGGATTGGCCTCCCTCCCCGACCCCGCTTGCTCTGGAAACTTGTCCACCTCATCCATGCAGAGCAAAGCAATTGAGCGACTGGAAAGAGCCGAGGCACTTGTTCCCGCCCACCATACCGAACATCGTTTGAAGTGTTGCTCTAGGATTTTGATTCGGTCTGTATTTTCTGGCCGTTCTTTGGCTAGGGCTGGGCAATCGTCCACCATCGGAAGCCAGCGGGTTTCTGTAAATGATCGGGCTAGATGTTCTGAGGGCATTACCCACAAGACCGGGCAAGGCCGTTCTGCTACTCGGTAGGCTAGGCCAGCTAGAATCGTTGTGGTCTTTGAGGTCTGCGCCCCCCAGACAAGGACAACTCTCCGAATCGAATCATCGCCAAAAGCCTCTAGGGGTTCACGGACATAGGGCGTGAGTGTTGTCGAATACGCTCCGGGTATGTTCGTTACCCTCGCCGAGAGCGTTAGGTTTTTCTCTGCCCATTCTGGGATTGATAGTTGTTCTCTTGGCTCAAAGAAACTTCGGCTGAACGCCCCGATGTTCATCTCTTAACCAGATAATCTTTTGCATACGCCCACGCTGGGTTCATGTGGATTTTATGATGGCACTCGAAGCAAACCGCCAAGAAAAACTCTACCTCGTTGAGCCTATCTCCAAACCTCCCTCGCCTATGGTGAACTTGGCTCGCCATCTTGCTCTGGCAAACTTGGCAGACCGGCGTGTTGCCTAGAAACTTCTCTCGCACATCAGAATAGACCTCGTTTTGCTTTCGCCTCTTGGCAGACACTCGGCGTAGTTTCCCACCTCGCTTGAGTGTGGTTTTTCGTTTGAGGGGTGAGCGTTTCATTCGTCAAAGAACGGAAGAATCAATCCCAGCAAGCCGAGGGTGGCGATGATGACGAGGAAACATTCGTTCACTTGTTTATCCACTTCCCGATGCACTCAAATAAAGTAGCGAGTAGATAGGCGAGAATAATGCAAGCCCAGAACGCCACATTAAGTAGCACGATTCCAAGCACTATCCCGACCCCTATTTTTAATCCTAGTATCATTTAAACGCCCCCTCTGCTTTCTGGATGGTAACGAAGATTTGATTGATTCCGTCTTGGATGGCTTGCTTTGCACACTCTGGGTCTGATGGGTTTGCTCTGGCCGCTAGGCTCGAAGGAAGGGCATCCAGAAGCGATCTGATTGCTCCGTGCCACTTCGTTATCCATTCTTGCACTTCCCCCATGCGAACTGTGACTCGGCTCACTTCTTCCCATCGAGCGTGTTCCATTTCTGCTTCTGCGACTCGCTTTTTTGCTTCGCCCCATCCTTGCACCGCCGCCCTCATAGCGACTGGGTTTTGATTGTTTGCCGCCGTGGCTACCAATGAGTAAGCAACTACCTCGGCTTGCTTCGCTCGATTCAATCTGCCAAGCGAGGTTTTCGATTTGTATGACTCGGCATCCGAGTCTTTTAATGGCTCGGATGAGGTCTGGGATGGTGTTCGGGCTATCTGTGATTTGCTTACCCGCTTCTGGTTTGCGAGCCTCCACCTTTGAGCATCTGACTCGGAGGTGAGGGGCATACCCCGCTTTACCATTCGAGACAACTGCCCCGCATCGATGCCCCACTTTTCTCGGAGTTCTTTTTGGGTAATCATTGGCTAGGGTAACTGCGGAGGGATAGTCCTCATTCATTTGGCAAGCGTGGCCTTTTTGCCAGTAAGGTTTTCCCATCGCTTCACAATCACATCGCAGTAGTTGGGGCTGATTTCAATTCCGTAGCATTTGCGACCTAATTGCTCGGCGGCGATGATAGTTGTTCCAGAACCGCAGAATGGTTCGTAAAGGAGGTCTCCATTCTTCGTGTGATTGCCCATCGCATAACACCACATCTCTATTGGCTTCATTGTCGGGTGTTCTCTTGATGCCTTTGGTCTTTTGAAGTCCCACACGGTTGTTTTTGTTCTATCTTTGTTTTTTAATCTTTCTCCGGGTTTCCATCCAAAAAGTATGGGTTCGTGTTTGTAGTGGTATTCACTATGACCCATAACCATAGAATCTTTATTCCATACCAGTATTTGTCTTAATATTTCTCGGCCTTTCCAATCGTTCAAGAACACACTATGCAACCGTCCCGCCGGGACGGTTGCGATCCAGTATGCCCCATCCCTAGACATAGACTCGGCCACATCGAACCAGCTCTTGCATTTTTCAATTAGTTCTGACTCTGATAAATCATCGTTCTCAATTTTTAATGCGTCCTTGGTCTTGCCTGTGTAGCTGACCCCATAAGGCGGGTCGGTAAGAACCATATCAGCAAGTTTCCCATTCATTAGCTTTTCTGCGTCTTTTATGCTTGCAGAATCACCGCAAAGCAATCTGTGTTCACCAAGAAGCCACAAGTCACCCGACTTGGTAATCGCATCTACCGGAACTTCTGGCACTTCGTCCTCGGTTACTTCTGGGTGTGCGTCCTCCATCATCAAGGCAATCTCATCCATCCCGAACCCAGTAATTTCCATGTCTAGATCGCCAGTGTCGATTTCCTCTAGGATGTCTTTGAGCATCGGCATATCGAACTCTCCGCTTAACTTGTTGAGGGCTATGTTGGCCGCCTTCTCCTTTTGCTCATCCAAATCGACTGCCCACACATCCACCTCGGTTTTGCCCATCGCTTTATAGACCTTGAGCCTCTGGT